TCCTGTGTACGCAAAACAAAAAGGCATAGAGTATTACAAAGATGGAAACGAAGGTTTTGTAGATAGTAAAACTCTAACTATGGCAGACACATTTGATGAAGAAATGTTTGATGAAGAAACAGGTGTTTCTGCTCCTTGGTTAAGAGCAAAATTAGCAGCTATGGAAAGTCTTAGCGGTAAAGAAAACATTTTAACAGAAGCTGTTGGAAGCGAAGGATTCACAAGAAATAGTAAGGGTGATTTAGCTTTAACTAAAACTGGATTAGAAAGACTGGGAATAGAACCAACCTCTAATAANAATGTAATTATAGANGAAAGTGGTTTTGGNGTTAANGANCTTGCTGACTTTGCTGGATTAATAGGNCCTATTGCTGGNTCTATAGCAGGATCNATAATNACTAGAGGTAAAATTAAACCTAAATTTAAAAANTTAANAACTAANACNATAGGAGANATTGGTAAAATTTCAGNTGGTACTGGNNTTGGAGCAGCAGGCGGTAAAGGNATTGAAGAAGGAATAGAATATACAGCTGGATTACAAGACAATTCTGCTGGAGAGCTTGCANGTTTATTAGCAACAGAAGCAGCTATAGGAGCTGGTGGTGAAGCTNTTTTTGGATTAGGTGGAAANTTNTTAAAATACNCTTTTGGNCAAAAAGCTTTAACAAGAGGAGANCTTGGAAGACAAGATTTATTAAATGCTAATGTTTATGCAAAAGGTATCATAGATTCAAAAACAGGACAAAAATACAAAGGTGCTGTAGCTATTGGAGCTTTAGATAGTCCAATTACAGGTGTTATGCAAGGCATTACAGAAACAGTAAGTAAATCTAAAACAAGAACAGAAGCATTAAAAAAAGCTTTAGTTACTGATTTAAGCAATTTAGTTAGATCAACAAATAATTTAACTGAAGATTTTTCTAAATCAATAGATGATGTTATATCAACAGGATATAAAGACGCTTCTGCAGATTTTGTTGCTGGAGAAGGAATTAAGAAAGGTTTAATGGGGTCATTCAGCAATTCAACAAAACAATTAGATGTGGCTAATTCTAATTTAGAAAAAAGTATGAATGGAATATTAAGTGATTTTGATGCTTTTGAATTACCTGCTACAACAGAAGCAGGCGAAAGTATAAGAACTGCAACAGCAGAATCTTATGCACAATGGGCAGATACTTCAAGGGACTTGTATAGCCAAGTAAATAAATTTTTTAAAGTTCCAGGTACAGCTATAGAGGGTGTGCGAGCAGAATTTTTAGAAGAGGGAATACCTTTTATAGATGTTGGATCTTTATCTAGTTATGCAAGACTGGTTAAACGAGAAGTTATAGGTCCTGGAAAGCCATTAGAAAGTCAAAAACAATTAGCATCAGAATTAGATTCAATAATAACTTTAGGAAGAAATAGTGGTAATAAAGTATCTTTAGAAAAATTAATAGAACTTAGATCACAATTAGGAAGCCAAATAAGAATTGGCGCAGAAGGTCAAGCAAAGTTTGCTCTATTAGATAGTGTTTATAGAACTAGATTGTATGAAGTTATTAATACTACAATAGATAACCTTACTAATGCAGAAGATGTAACCATACTTTCAATACAAGAAGCTTTAGAAAAAGTTGGCAGAGAGGGAATATCTGGAATACAAGGAAAAAATAAAATTAAAGCTAGTTTACAAAGTATAAAAATAGCAAATAGTTTTTATGCAAAAGGTCTTCANNCCTTTGACCAAGGTAAACTTAAAAGCGTATTCAATGATGCTACTGCTGGAGGTTGGGACACAGACAAAATACTAACTAACATTTTATTAAAGAAAAATAATGGAGAAACTTTAAAAAGATATTTGAATACTTTAAATGTAGAAACAGCTGGTTTTTCTAGAATAGGAAAAGAAGGAAGTAAAATTGTTGACAGATCAAAAGCCCCTTTAGAAGTCCCCTTAACTTTTAATGATAAACAAACAAAAATATTAAATACAGCTGGTTTTAAAGTTACAAATCCTACTTTTAATAATAAAAATGAAGTTAAAGAAGTGCTACAAAAAGAATTTATTAGAAGTATTGTTAAATTAGTTAAAGACAAAGGCAAAATGAATTACAGGACGATAGCTAATAAGATAGATTCTTATGGCACTACTGGAGATGCTTTGTTTGGTTCTTCTCAAAAAAATGAATTAACTAGAGCTTTAAGAGAATTTGATGATTTATCAAAAATAACAACAATAGATGAATTTAATAAAATTATAAATACAAGTGACAATGTTGACGATATTATTTTAAGCATAAGAAACAAAGTATTATCACAGTTACAAATAGAAGATGTTAATAAAATAGATGTATTTAAAAAAATACAAAACGGAACCATTGACACAGAGGGCATAGTTTCTTCATTATTTAAAAAAGGCAATACAGATGAAATTATTAAAGTAAAACAAATGCTAGGACCCGAGTCTGTTGAATTTAAACAATTTCAAGTGTCTGCAATGCAAAAAATGTTATCAGACTTTGTTCACCCAGGTGAAGATGCTATTTCTAAATTATTTAAAGAAGACAAATTTTATGATGCAATTTTTTCACCTACAGGTTATGGAGAGTCTGTATTAAAAGAAACTTTTGGAGAAACTCAATATAAAAATTTAAAAAATATTGCTACAAGGTTTAAGTTTGCAGCAGGTGGAGAGGGAAGCACAGTTGGTAATCTTATGACTACCAATTTAGTTTTTAGAATGGCTATGGCCCCAATACAAGCTTTAGGTACATTTTCTCCGTTAAGAATTGCTGCGGAATTACTTAGCTTCCCTGCGGTCATTCGTTTGTTGGTTGGAGAAACTCCTCCTTCAATATTTATAAAAAACGATTTGCCGACATTATTAAATCAGTATGGGGTAGTAAGAACAGGATTAGTTGCGCCAGCTTCTGTAGCAGCAAGACAGTTTCCTATAAGAGAAGCAATAGATTCTGAAAATGAAGTAATGCAACAAATAGAAAATGAAGGAGCTGATCCTAAAGCACCTATATCATCTGTTCTAGATTTACCAGACATTATGCCTACAAACCCAAATCAGCAACAACAAGGAATGCAAGGGGGTAGCTTATTACCACCTTTACCTAGAGGATTATTGGGCGGCAATACAAATACAGAGGATATAGCTGAAAGCTTAGGCAGACTAGCTTAGTCATCAAAGAACTCAGGATCAATCGCCACAATACGTTTAGTTGGTCTACCTGTAGTTTTAGTCTTAACATCTTTCTCTTGGATTTCTCCAGAGTTTTTAAGTCTTTCTATAATCTCTTTGACTTCGTATGACTTCATACTTCTAAAGATTTCACGTCTATCTATATCACGTTTGCTTATACCTATCTCACCTTGCGATCTAATAAAGCTAAGCACCTGTTTAATCTTACCTTCTGTTTCTGAGCCAGCTACCTTGTCTTCACAATTATCTACAAGCAACTGGTCATAGTAGTAAACATAATCAATAGCCCACTTGGTCATGTCGCTTCTGATAACTCTTGTCTTTGGATTGTCAGCCAANGCACANATNAAAGCTAAACGCATGGCNTTTTCTCTAGTTCTTGATAGTAATACTTCTAAGCCATCTTTCTCTAAAGCGTCTTGTTCTTCTATAAGTTTGTATGCAAGCTTGGTTAGTAACTCTTTACTCTCATCATCAAAGACCAAGATACGTTGCTTGAAGTCCATCTCTGAGTTGTTCTTGGCAAGCTCTTCCATTTCATTCTTAGTTTCTCGCATCTTCCTAACCCATTCACATATTTCATAAGATGGTTCTATAAACGGCACCATTCTGCCTACAACTCTAGGTAGCTTAGACTCAACTACAATAAATCTATTTAAAAAACCGTCTACAATTCTACCTGTAGATAAAGCGCCGTAAAAATTCTTAGGCACACTCATACCCATAAGTGTTATAGCTGGCTTGATGGTAGATCTATCCATAGCTTCTTCTTGTTGTTTGCTAGACATATTCATAAGCGAATAGTTATCAGGTCTAATAGTGCCATGACAACGACCCCAAGACTCCATGAGAACCTGTAGGGCGTCTTCTTTGTTAGAGTTGGATGACTTGGCTATACTCTCTAATCTTTTACCAAACTCGTCCATTACAGTAATATGGGTTGGTCTATGGCGTAGCAGACTATAAACAGCGCCACTTGATGTATAACCATCTCCAGCCATAAGGTCCACATGACCAGAAGCATCTAAGATAGATTCAATAACAGTCTTGGTATTCTCTTTGCCCTGACCTGACTTGGCGATACACATAAAATACAAAGACGAGTAGTTGTTCATATCTGATTTATACATACGACCTGCTGCAACTGAGGCCAAACCTAAAGCTGATTGCAAGCTAAGTGCTGGCTGTGAAATCTGCGCTATGCTTTCAGAGTATTCGTAGATGTCTTTAAGTATGCCTGGTGGTGAGTAGAGGTTCTCTGGCTCTTTGATAACTCTGTTCTTGGACATGTAGGTAGGAGCCGCTTGGTTCTTACGCTCATGGGTTTTCATTATAGAATTTACAGTAGTCGCTATCTCCGTATCAGATAAAGGTGGTTTGTTTGTTCTGTTCCATGACTGTAAAAAGAATTGTGCAAAGTCTACATTCAAGCCTTTGGCTATCAGATATCCTGCTAATCTTGCTGCTGTATCATTACGACTACCTTCTGCTGCTGCCTCTAAAGATAATGGTGTAGCAATGGGTTTGCCATTGATCTTATCTGCACCAGTTACCTTGACCCAATCCTCACGGCTAAAGTCTGGTAAATCTCCTGTGTCATACAACTCCCAACCTGGTATGACCTGTGGTTCATAAATAGCGCCAGTAGCATGAATATTATAGGGGGCTATAATCAGACCACCGACGCCTCTTATATCAATGAGCTTCGCAGGATCGAAATCCGCAGTTCTCCTTGCAACATAAGTCGTGAAATTTTCTGGGTTATTGTAGTAGTAGTGCATACCCTTACCAGTAGCTACCTTTAATGGGGTGACTGGTAAATTATTGGCAGCCCATATAACTGCCTCTGGTGTATCTGCATCTATAACTAAGAACTTTCCAGTTACTAAGGCTACGACTAAATCATCACGGCCTTTGAACCATCTTGTTATATCTTCTGTTGTTGGCTGTTCGCTCTTATACTTTTCCCAACTGCCTAGTCCTTTTGGTGGGACCTTATTATGGCGTTGTAACGGAACTACACTAAATCCTGACTCCGCATAAGCAAGCGCTAAGTCCAACGCAGAATCTTCTGCTGTTGCTTTGACGTTGAACACTTCTACTATTCTTCAAATGTAGTTTCAAGTGATCCATAGATAGATTCAAAGTCTAGCTTGCCGTCTGCTGCCTTGATTATCTTCTTCGCCTGTTTGATGGATGGTTGCCTTTGGCCATACCTCCAGGACTTTGCCGTTGCTTCAGAACATTCAAATAACTTTGCTGCTCCAGCGTTGCCTATATAGGCAATATAATCTCTTAAAGATATACGATTCACTTCTCTCTCCTTGTATTCTGGCTCTAGTTTGTTAGCATATAAGACGTCTAAATCTTTGTTACATAACTGTTGAAGCCTGTATAAATAATTCACTTTCCATTGGTTTTTATCTACTTTGCTCATGGTTGCTTTTTGTAATAAATTTATTTTAAACAATGAGTATACAGATAGATTTTTACTCTGTATACTAATATTTTATCTTTTGGAGGATATGTATGAGCGATATTATAAGTCGTATAAAAAGCCCAAGTGAGCTAGTCGAATCACAAGGGGCCAAACTATTGGTTTACGGAATCTCAGGTGGTGGTAAAACAACTCTGTGTCAAACTGTGCCAGGCAAGACTCTTGTTATAAGTATGGAAGCTGGTCTTCTATCTATTAAAGATGCTAAGAACGTGACTGCTATTGAAGTCAAAGAAGCAGCTGAAATAGAAGAGATAGCTCAGCTATTAGAAAGTGGCAAGTTAGACTATGATACTGTTTGTTTAGACAGCGTGACAGAAATGTCAGAGATTGTTTTAGCAAATGAGTTCAAAAAAAATAAGGACCCAAGAAAAGCTTATGGTGAGGTTATTCAGATAATGACCAAGACCATGCGTAGATTTAGGGACCTACCTATTCATGTAGTAT